ATATCAATAGCTTCGCCTATTAGATGTTGAGAATTAGGAGCGCCATTACAAGCCTTATTCTGTTCAGGGGTGCGACGTGCACTGGTCACGACAAAGTGAGCATTAGAAAACAACAGATACTCAAGAAAATGCATAAGAGAATAATTCATAATCCAATAGCATTAAGAACGTAACCAAGAGCGGCAGATACAGCACCGATAATAATTTTCCAAATATTATTACTTTTCATCACTTTGAGCTTTAAGTTCAACGAAATTATTTTCTTCTTTAATTGAATCCACAATAACAATAAGACCCAACGGAGAAACTCGCTCAGAATAATCTCCAAGACCATCCAGAGAATTGACAATATAAGGCGGCATAACATCACGACCAGTTTGTTTTTCTTTAAGCGAAATAATAAATTTCTGCATAATTGTAAGATTTTAAATGTTAATAATTTAATGAGTTGGTTTCTACAGGGACAAAGGAAAGAAGTATTTTTCAGAAAAACAAATAATTTGGAGTTTTTTTTGAGAATTAAGATTCTACAGTTGGGTGTGAGTTGTGCGTTTATAGACAAGAGACAGGAGAATTCGAGAGGATAACTCGAATTTGCTTTCGCACACAACTAGGGGCTTCGCTTAATTAACAAGTGGATGTATACAGAGGTGTATAGGCACGGCAAGGCAGGAACTGTCTTGCCTTTGCGCGCGCTGCGCTAAAATACCGGAGCGGGGCGCTCCTATAAAGAAGTCGCTCCGCTCCGTTTTTCGATCAGGCCCTACGCGGGCGGCGGGTGTATATCGCTCAAACGCCGCGATGGGCTTTTAGTCCTGAAGTATGTACTAACAGCTAATAACCAATACCATTAGAACCATTATATATAGTAGTATTACGAGGACCGTAATCATTACGGTATATCTGGGCACCAGGACGCATAGATCCAATAACATTACCAACACCAGAAGAAATACGAGATGTATAATCTATTGCATTCCGAAGGCCGTAAGACTCAAAGTCCTTCTTGGCATTCCCAGCAGACCACTTATAATAGTCACGCAAGGCCTTATCCTTAGAATATTGCATATTCTTACGATTATTGACGTTCTTATAATCCCAAAGAGAATCATAATACTGTGTATAGTAAGCCATATTAGTAGCACTTATAAGAGCATCAGCAGTACCAGCAGCTATCTTATTATTAATCTTCTGACCTTGCGCCTGGGCAGCTATCAGGATTGAACGTTGAATTTCAGTTCGAATCTGTTTCTCAGTCAGAGCTCCTTGTTGTACAAGGTTATAAAGATACTGGGCTTTTGTAAACAAATCTGCTTGCTGCTGGGCATCCATATACTTATTCATAATAGCTTGAGCATCAGACTGTAGGTAGACCTGAGTCGTTTGAGCGGCAGAAAGCTTACCAGCAGTAACAGCGTTCTCTAATTCCTGACGCTCCATAGATTGGTCCAGTTCAGCAGAAATACGACCTGTTTCCTTATTCCAATAACCAGACTGACCGACACCAATATTCTTATAATTAGTATCACCCAAAATCCTATTAACCAAATAAGGGGTAAGAGTCTCTATCTGTTCAGCTTCAGAAAGAGCCTTTTTGGCTTGAGCAAACGAAGCCAAAGCAGTATCCACAGTTGAAAAGTCAGGATGAAAAGCCTGATACGGAATAGGATTGACAGCAGAAGCCTGAGCACCAGAAGGTGAAGAACCTGAACCAGCACCAGTCAGAGCAGCAGAACCAGACATAAAAGGATTCAAACCACGGGCAATCATAGCTTCAGGAGAATTATATTCTCGCGATTCATCAACCATCTTTTCTTGCCAATCACGTTGTTTCTGGGCTTCCAGCATGTTAAACTTATTAGTAGTCTGAGTATTGCGATAATTAGCACGATTAGCGCTAGACTGTTGCAATGTACCGAAGATACCACTAATAGCAGCACCAAGGAAATGATGTTCATTTCTAGGAGAGAGCATGCTCTCTCCAACTTCTAGAAACCTCATTGTGCACTAGCGGCAGGGGCGGAATCCGTAGACGGCGCTGCCTGTTCCTCTGCCAACATAGCTTGAGCATATGCGGTAAGATCTGATTTCTCATTAGCCAATTGCTGTAATACAGCCTGACGTTCAGACATTGTCTGACAATGACGCGATATAACACACGCAAAACGTTCATCATCCGTCATACCATCCATCACAGTAGATTGAGTAGGATGCATTTGGGCAAGGATATTATTAACGTTCATATCACCAAGCAAACGACGGTACTTTTCCTGATTCAAAAGAATCTGGGTCATATCACACTGGACCAGATCACCGTCAGGAGTCTCATCATACATAACCGGATCATAAACAGAAGCCTGATAGCACGGATTGCCCTCTTTCAGCTCAGGAACATACGAATTCTTTTCAAAATTCTCATTATTATACGCAAAACTTCTCATAATCAATACATTAATAAGGTAAACCATTTCTATCCAAATTCTGAACAGCATAAACCTGGAAATTAACATTACATAACAACTGATCGTAAGCAACGGAACAATTCTGGCCTGAAACCTGAGGCTCAAAGATAGAGTTCAATTGCTGAGGGCGAACTTTCATTGACTGATATGACCAAGAACCAGAAGAGGTGAGAACTTCCCAGCCATCAATAGGAGCAGCCCAGGACTGGTAAGCCATGCCAGAGCGGAATGCAGCGTGAACAGTATCAATATTAGTCTTCCATTGCCAGTACCGAAGATTATATCCAAGAGAACCAGAAACTTCACGAGACGGGTTATTATGAAGATTCAGAGCAGGGACAGGCTGCATACCCAACTGGTCGAATGCAGGTTGGGGGAAATCAGTAATAGCCGTAACAGTCAACTGAGGATTCTGGCCAGACAGATTCCAATCAACCATAGGGACTGCATGATAAACACACATAATCACCTGATGTTCAGCGCCACAATCATAAGTTAATGTATGGCCAGAGTTAGAACCTACACCCTTACCAGCAATCACGGCTTGAGAACCAGCGGCTTCAAGGTTGGTATTGAGAACCTCATTGATATTGATAACATTAGACCAACCTCCGATATAATGAGCATGGTTTCCCATGTATTCGGGGGCTTTAATACCGAATTGAGCACGCATCTGGTCTGAATAATCCTTACTAGAGAATTGCACTACTTCTTTCCAGCGCTGAAGATATTCAGTTGCACGGATTGAAAGAGCGGAAAGATCAGAGTTAAGGAATGCGTAACGAACTCCACCTTCTCCGTTCTGAACAGAGGTTTGAACAACATTAGACGAAAGAGGATTCTGAATAGGAGAATGATAAGCAAGAGAAGAATCGATAGACATAGCAACCGCATTAGGCTGCAAAGAAGAAACAGTCGAAGACAAAACAGCTACCGAACCATACTGAGATGCGGGAAGCATACCCATAAAGTAGTCTTTCGGATAATTAGCATAACGCAGCTGAAGCATTTCAGGAGCGAGATTCAGTTGAGATTTACCGTCCCAATAGTCAACATTGTAAGCATAAGCCAGGTGCTTTTCCCATTGAGATTCAGAGAAGAAGTCATAGTAGATCTTCTGATAAGCCAACAGCGGAAGAAGATTCACAGTCTGACTAACTTTGTAAACCAAAGGATTATCAGCATCTGCTACAGAGCTCTTACCTAGATAAGCACCGGTAATAGCAGTTTTAGCAGTATTCGAAGACGCAAGGAAAGAACCATATCCAAGCATATCCAATACCTTAGAAGCGCCATAAACATAAGGGAGACCAGCATCATCGAAAATATCCTGACCATTAATCGTCTGAAGACTTAGTGACAACACGCTCAACGTTGTATTCGGAACAGAAGTCAACATCTCGGTGTTAGCAGTATTACTAGCAGCAGACGTCATATAATCCGTCATCTGAGTAAACGCCTGCGGAAGCGCACGAGAAATCAAGCGTAACGGCACAGCGTAAAAGTCATAATACTCTTTAATACGGGTATATGCAGCCGTATTGACGGGAACAGTACGGGTAAACCAATCGGAAGAGATACGGTACTTATTACCGGGAATAGCAATCTGCCAATAACAAGGAAGAATCTCTCCAATTTTTGCCGTAAACAATTTTTTACTAGACAAGTCAAAGGAAGAGCGATGCACGGCAACTTTCGCTCGGTCTAGCGGATTAAAATCACTCATAATGGTTAATAATTAAAAAAAGTTAAACCATACGGTTAAATATATTGTTTACATCATTCAATTTTTTATGCTTAATCATATCGCGGCAGAAGGTAGCAGCACGGAAATCAAGACATTTTTGTAAGTCGCTACTTTGCCCACTATCATAGGAACTTCTTGTATCGGGTTTCGCGGATTTGATGTAATTACAAGCCGCGAGAGATGGGATTCTGGGGTCATCAAACGGAACGTGTATCTGTTCTTTAATGGGACGAATAAATCCGTCTGCATATTCTCCGTCTTCTCCGATACCAATGGACGCCATTTCGCATCCCTCGGCTGGTATATAGAAATACCGAAGCATAGGGGAAGGCAAAGTCTGTTGTATTCGCAACGAATCACACATTCGTACATAGTCTGTTTTCTTTTCATATTCTATTCCGGTTTTGATGATAAACATAATACGATTGGCATAAGAATCAAGATTGCCACCGATGGAAGGCAGATACCAATTCCTAAGAAACTTACTGACATAAAGGAATAGCCGATACAACTTATTAAGAAAAGATTCAATATCGACATCAGAAGAACTGTTACAGAGCCTAGTAGAGCACCGAGCGTTATGTAATATAATTTCGTCTTCATTGGTCAGGTGATGATTCAATGTAAGATACTGATAATAAGCACGAACAATAGAAAGGATAGAATCGGAATCATAATCTATAATACCGAACCTTGCCATTCTTTTTGGCGCGCTTGCAACAGCTCGAATAATTCTAGCAATCGCAACAGCATCGTCATAGCGAGCGCTTGAGAATCGGGGGAGTAAGGTACGGATATACGACATGGGGGGAGTTGATTTAACACTAATCCCGTTGAAGTTATAGACTCGTCCATTAATGACAGAATCGATTTTTTGTTCAATCGCATGATAGATGTCTTCACCTTCCTCAAAAACCTCACCTTTCTCAAAAAATCCAAGAGACGCTCTCTGGCGGGGTTTAAACGCGCGGCATGATCTATATAACAGGGGAGCAGAACTAAGGCTGTTAACGTAACTCGCAACGTACGATGCAGCTCCACCGCGGGCAACCTGAAAATCTGAACGACCGAGTTTCCAACTCTTATCATGACACTGTCGTAATACCTTTGGGATTTCTTTCGAGTTCGTGAATAATAAGATATGATAATGCGGGCGGAAATGGACTGGTCCGTATTCACCCACAGCGTAGAAGTGTAACGTTTCATAAGAACCTAAAGCTGTTTTTAAATGTTTACGTAATCGTTTAATATAATTCTGAACATCGACATAATTCAGATAAGGGATAAGATTATCTCCGTATCTAGCAGAAAGCTCTCCTTCTTTACCATAAGGTGTAGCGGACTTCGTCTTAGCAATAAAGGAGCGGATAGCATCCATAGAAAGAAACCAATTATCCTTAACCGATTCATACTGAGATGATTTCCGGTTATAAGGCACTGTACCCTGTACTTGTGTAAAGAATATATGACACAAGAAAGATGAATCTGAGCAACTATACTCGGATACCGGAATAAACGAATGTTTTTCATAACCATAAACAATACCGGAGTCACTTAAAACATCGTCGTATTCAGAGTGGTACACCTCGCAGTTAAACAACGGAATGTGCTCGTTATCATAGGTGAGCGTAACAAACCAACAATGTTCGAAGGCACTTCCAGCGGTCTTCACACGCATAGACGCCTTTTGAGCTCGCTTGTGGATACAGTAGTCACATTGACCGCAATCTACAGCGATACGCTTACCTGTATATCTGTTGGTAATGAAAGAGCGATGCTGACAATGATCAGCAGCTTTAAGTAACTCCGGCGTATATTTCATAATTATTTTCTCTTATCAATCACCTGGCGACGATTACGCGGGCCAAACGAAATATGAATAAATGTAGGATATAATATCAATTGATCAAATATATGAACATTATCCGAATAACTATGAATATATTCAAGCAACTGACTATAAGTAGTAGAGCCATAAGGCTTGATATCAATAGCTTCGCCTATTAGATGTTGAGAATTAGGAGCGCCATTACAAGCCTTATTCTGTTCAGGGGTGCGACGTGCACTGGTCACGACAAAGTGAGCATTAGAAAACAACAGATACT